TGCTTGTCCTGAGTGTTAATACTTAGCTTAAAATTTGGAGCAAGATTTGAATACTGATCGTTATCATTTCTACTGTTATCTCCAGTGGTATAATAATATACAACACCCTCTACATCGTTAAAAAATCTATCTAACTCTTGATCTGTTAAAGTTCGCTGACCATCTAATGCTTCTACAGCTTCAAAAGTAACATCTATAGTCCCTTCAGTAAGTAACTTCATCGAAGCCTTGTAAGGGTAATTGTGTTCAGCTACCTCATCCATCGTAAAGTATTCATTATCTTTTCCTTCCTCACTACTAGACTGAGAGAAAAATATACCACTAGGAGAATCTATTTTTACGCCTAGAATATCATAAGTTGAATTGAAGCCATCTGGATTCCAAGATTCTGTTAGCTGAGTGTCTTTTATAGGTGTATTATCATACACTTGATTTCCAGCACTGGTTTTCCCTTGCTCGTCTTGTGTTTCTATAACTATGTCAAACTGTCTTAAAGGTAATTCTTCAGACTCCCTTATCACCATTCCACTAGATGTAGCTTTATAAAAGGTAGATGATTCGCTAGTACCTTTATATTGGCTGAATCCTCTAGCGTTTAGATTAGTGCCCACATAAGTCGCGTCCTTTAAATCATCAATTAAATCCGGATTGTTAATCTCTTCGCCGAAAAGAAAAGTAGGTTTGGTTGAAGGCGACGTATATCCTGTGAACTCAAAATATATATGACTATCAGGAACATTCGCCGAAGTACTTGTCACACCAAGACCTACAACATTAGAAGGTCTTCTAATCGTGACTCGATAATCTATATTTTGAACGACATCAAAATTTAACTCGTATCTTCCGAAGCCTAAGTTGCCATCATTTCCTATATTTCCGGCCTGCTCTTCTTCGCTCATGTTAAAAATACCTTTTTGAGAGCTTACTTGCCACTCAAACGTAGGATTGGTATTATCTAACGAGTAACCTCTTACATCACTTGCAGTAGACTGAATAGGAAAACCATCAGAACCTCGAGTAGTTAAATTACTAATTGAAAAAGTCTGAACCGGGGCTGTAAATTTATCAGTACTAACTGTTATTTTTCTAAAAAGACCATGACCTATCACTCCAACATTCGAAATTGGGTATACTATAACATAATAGTCACCATTTTCACTTATTAAATTCTCAATCTGAATTTTTGATTTTTGCTGACCTTCTATATTATTGAAAAATTTAGTATCTTCAGGGGTTATTAATTTTACTTCGTCTTGTTTTACATTGTCGTAAAATACTTTATCTACTATATATGTAACATTTGCATCTGGGTTGCTTATCGCAGAATTTTTAGTTGAACCATCCCATGTGTAAGTCATTACAGGATCTGGTGCCGTAGTCCTTATGATAAAAGAATAACTAATATTATTTATATTATTACTCTCTCCATAATTTATATCAACACTCTTACCGTCATTAGCTATATTTAGATTATTTTTAAATCCAGCTACAGAAAATTCAGATTTTAAAGTGACTAAATTTTGCCCTTTGTCTGGGGATGTACCCGGAATACTTGGGGTATCTAATATGACATCTAGTATATCTGAATTTCTTTCACCTGCACTGTTTTCAGGTGTTGGGGGCGTTTGATCAGGATAACTATTAATCCATTCGTCTCTATCAGCACTGCCTGCCTTGTTGTTTTTCACCGGGAAGAATAGATCAAGTACGTTATTTTTTGTATATGAAGATCCTACCGAATCTACTGATTCATATTTTCCGGTAGAGTAAGCTAAAGCTGAAATGCCATAAACAGAATTTTCATCTTCGGCAATATTTATAATTCTATATGTAGATTCATTATTATTTATAAATTCAGGGTCATTGTCGAATAGAGGTTCTACGCTCCAAATAAGATTTTGACCAGAATGGTAGTTGCCAGAATATGGAACTGCTTCTGATGACCCTGCTACATTATTATTTGAGTATCCAGTAATAACATAGTCTGCGAAATTTAGTTGATTTCCTGTATAAGGCTCTCCTACAACAGACCCCTTTGAAACGCCATCAAGATCTTCAATTCTTATACCGCTATTAAAGTAAATTTTAGTACAAACAGCCGATCCTACGTTTCTCAAATCAGATCTAAAAGCACCCGGAGCTCCTGTTATATTTATGACATCAGACCCATTAAAGACGAGATTTTGAATTTGAGTTCTTCTAACTCCTTCGTCTACGTCAACGCTACTACTAACAGTTTGCTCGTTGTAATCATAGGTCGGGGTCAATAATGAGAATTTGTACTTTTTATCTTTTTGAAAATTTAAAGCCTGATCTATAATTATGCTATTTACATCTTCTCTTTGGGTGGTTGTTAATGCAGTTTCAGTTAGCCTGTTAGCATATGTAATATCTGTGCCGCCTTTTATTACAGCATTAGTCCTGCCGCTATATTTTAATGGATTTCTATAGTTATCATAAATACTAATTACATCACCGGGTCTCAAATAAGCCCCATCCATACCAACACTAAAACTAGCTGTTTCTGTTTCTTCAGATTCACTGGCTAAAATCCATTTCGCAAATCTCCTTGCTTGTCCTCTACTGGTACACCCAAGAGCTGTCGTTTCTAATTCTCTAATGCCATACCTTTTTACATACTCTTCATCCTCCATGTATTCCACCGCAGGTTGGTAGCTATTTCTTTTATCGTTATATCTTACAATAGCTACAGTGTGACGGGCTTTCTTCGCCGAGCTTGAGTAAGTAAAATTACCATCGAGGACATTTGAATTATTAAAACTGTAAATAGCAGACTTAAGTTTGTCTTGAGATGAAAAAATACTACCATTACTGTAGTACGCTATACCTCTAAAAATAGAAGATAAATCATTAAGAACTTTAAAAGCTTCTTCTCGGGATGTAATTATATAGTTAATTGTAAATCGCGGTTCAAACCCGCCATAAGTGTCATCTACCAGTTCATCACAGTACTTTGCTATATCATAAAGTGCCCATTTATCTATTTGAGACGCATCTACAAATTCTCCTAATCCATACCTAGGGTTAGTAATCAAATCATAAAAACACCAAGCGGGATTATCTGTCCAAATCAAATCTTCAGCAAAATTACCGTCCCATTCTACAGTAGGGTTTTCATTATTGCGCTGAAAAGTAAAACCATCAGCAGTTCGGCTTAAGTCAGTCTTTGTGTTTGTTTTATCACCTAAGGCTACCCCTTTGTAATAACTACTAGCGGAAGCGGAGCTATTTCCATAACTTTTTATGAACGGGTTGTAGTTGTTGGGAACTTTTACTTTTAGTAATCTCGCGTCATATGCTCTGGAAGGTATTCTTTGAAAAGATCTTGCGTCAAATAAAGAATAGACCATGGATGAGTAAGGGTATCTTAATTTTGTTCCATAAACTTCAACAATAGAATCTACAAAAGATTGGTTTCTTAAAAAGGAGGTAATAGATTCCGGGGTTGTTCTTACTATTCTTATTCTCCATCCTTCGAAGTTATCTTTATCTTGAAATCCTTTGTCTGAAAGATCAATGGTAGTGGATCTAATATATCCTTCTTCTATCTTACCTTCTATTATTTCATTTTTAGCAAGCTCCCAAGATTCAGTGGAGAATTGGGACAATGTATCACTTGTCGTTTTATTTGAGCTGAACCTATCATTGAACATAGGCTGATAAAAAATACTATATTCTATAATGCGAGCTTTTTGGTCCCCATAACCTGTCGCTGCTTGTCGTTTTTTGTAAGTTTTTTCGCCGAATTGTAAATTTTCTTGTAATGACGGTACTTTTATTCGAACTATAATTTCATTACATTCTTTATTAAGTATACTATAAGTCTTTGCGTATTTATCTATTGGAGATTTTGATATTGCATGCTTGGTGTTAGTGGGCGAATCGTCTCCTCCTTTAATTTCAGGTCCATAAAGTCTCTCTCCTATCGTTCTGTTGATGGAAAGGTCCATTATCCTGTTGGAAGGTACAGCGCCGAAAGTCGGAAGGTTTTCATTTACTTTAGGTACATCTCCAGAAGGGTTACCTTTTACATAATTTAAGTTAACTGAGGAGAAATTGTAAAATCCGCTGTCATCTACAATAGGCACTTCATTCCAATAAACTGACCTTAAAAAACCAAGATCTTTTGCTTGCTGGTCGTCACTGTCTAAGTTTACTCCTGTAGCTGTATAATGAGTGAATTGTACTTTTTGATAACCTGTTATATTGTCGTTTCTAGTATAACTATAGTTACCGCTAGTTATTCCTTCAATAGGCCCTTCTGAAATTAAATCTACAACTTCAGCATAAGAGCGAGATGTTACGTACTCTGGTACTCCGTCTGAATTTGAGTCTACTCTTACTGCAGCAACATCTATTACTGGATTACGTGCTTTTTTAGGTTTTTTCTTAGATCCCATTTTTTATTACTCTCCTCTATTCCAATTTGTTGTGTTTATAGGTATACTTGGGTTAAAAGAATATTTTAGCCCGTCAGTAGGGTTGCCCCATTCGTCTTTAGGTTGTACTTCTGCATCTATATCTAGAGTATCTACAGCACTTTGTATAACATGACTACCAACAAGTAATCTTCCGTAAGCTACATATACCGGACCCCCTTCTCGAATTGTATTTTCGGGACCGTTAAAAAGATAAGATTTGGATCCCCCTTGTTCTATTTCTCTAAAATCTCCGAATTTAGGCATAGGTGTTAGGAGGTTTGTGACACCGGCAGCTACTAAACCTAAACCGCCGATAACCATAGCCCCTTGCACCGCAGTCATTGATCCCATCATAGTACCGCCTGTTTTAGCTGCTATCGCCAGAGCTCCTCCTACCCCTGTCGCTATAAGAGCTATACCTACAACAATAGTAATGATTGACATTGCATTTCCTCCAGCTCCTTCCACAACCGGCACTATGTCGATTGTTTTTATGTTAGGGTTATTTAACATCAGCTCAGAGGAGCAGAGACCTTCTAAGGTGTTGGGGTTTTTCCCCTCTTCAATTGCAAAATCTTTTTTATTTATCAGTACTCTATATTTTATACTTTTTCTATCATTCTCCCAGAGGGTTTTGTAAAACTTTTTACAGTTGGCTTCTACACCTCTGATAGCGTCAGAAACACTACTCACCGAAAGTTTCCATTCCTTTCTTCCTAATTGTTCAGCTAAAATGCCATGAACTTTAATGTTAGTTAAATTGCTCATTACGATAAATTTTATAGATTTTTTTTATGATTTTTTCAGACATGTTCTCGATTGTCGTATACATATTTCTAGGTCGATGAATTATCTTTTTATCCCCTAGGTATACACCGGCATGATTAGCTTTTCTTCCGGGAACCATTTTAAAAAGTAATATGTCATGTTTTTTGGCTAATGAAAAATTATCAATCTCTCTTAGAGAGGGATTCATTGACGCTATTTCTTCAGGTAAGTTAGGTATTTTACTTTGCCA